TGGTGATGATGATTTGAAGGTCCAAGCCGCGCCGAGCACAGAAGTCCGCGGTGTAAATGAGCAGGTCTCCAATGGCATCAGCAATTTGTTGCTCGTGGTCCTCATCTCCACGGATGCCTTGGAGTTGTTTGAGGATTCCATGATGGAGCTCGCCAAGTTCCTCCACCATTCCCATGAGAGGCATGATGTAGGCTTGCTCCCCGAAGTTCTTCTTGCTCCATGTGCTGACCTCATTCTGGAGTTTCCTGAAGTTAAAGGTTGGATCATCCATCTTTGAGTTCTCCCCCTGCGAGTTTCATCAAGGCCAGAGCGCAAGCTCTGTCAAAGGCTCTCATGATCTCCAACCTTCCCCAACCAGTTTTCTGCTGGAGAATCTCATTGAATTCCTCGCTGATGGCTGTGATGAGTTCCTTTCCAGTCACTTCAGCTCCTTCTTTTGGAAGAAGTATGTGATGGTGTTGAAGACTGCTCGGTCGTAGGTCTGGAGGACCACAGCCTCAGCGAGACCACAGTGGATGTCTGGTCCTGTCTCCTTCTTAGCGCTTCGGAGTCCCTTTTCGAACTCTCTTCGTAATGTGCGGCTGAAGGTCGCGAGGGTCAGTTGGCTTGGCATTGGATTCCTCCAACCAGATGCGACGGTTGAGATACCACTGGGCCTTCTTGAGGTCGCTGAGGAAGCTTCCCTTATGAGGCGCGCGGCAGATGTACTTCACGACTGAGCCAAGGTGGAGATCTAGCTTCTGATCCTCAAGAAAATCGATGACCTCGATCTTTCCTGCTGTGTAGTGTGGGGGGGAATTGATCATGTCTATCATTGTTATCTCCTATGTTCCTGCAGGTCTCGAAGCGCTGAAAGATGCTGCAGGAAGAGAAGTCCCCTTATGTAGAAGCTATTATTCTCTTCCATGGAGGAGAACCAAGCCATCCCAGTTTGTGCAACTTTCGCGACGAGCGAGTTCTCAATCTGCAATAAAGAACGCGCGTCCAACCTCTGGGATCGTTTGGAGGTTCGTTCCTGTGCTGTCAAGGAACTTCGACGCTTTGAGCCTCCCGAAGTCGGTGTGTCCATAGCTGCACCTGATCCTTTCATCTTTGTCAATTTCCACGTTAAGGTAGCTGGAGAGGAACTTCCTCAAGCCGCGCACCTCCATGATCTGCTTCAAGACTGGATCTTGACTCTTGACGAAGAGCTTGATGAGAGCATCCTCACCAGTTGTCAGAGCTCCAGTTTTCCTATCACGGATCTCAGGAAGCTTCAGCACCTCATAGATGAGCCAAGCCATTTGTTTTGGTGAGTTGACATTCACCTCCTTTCCATAAGGGGAAGGGAGCTTCGCGGATTCGCGGATGACTTTCGCCTCCCATGCGCGGCGCATCCTTCGCCGGCGGTTCTCATGGATGCGGAATCCCATGAGCTGACCTGAGATGAGAGGATGTTGGAGTCTCTGATAATGAAGTTTGTAGAAGTCAAGGAGGTTCTTCTCCTTGAGTTCTTGAAGGAGTGCATGGAAGCATTCCATCGTGCAGGTGACGTCCTTGCAGTTGTAGATCCAGAGGGCCTCTTCACCCATCCAGGGCTCCCAGTTCTTTCCCTCATCCTTATAGTATGGCTCCAGGGTGTAGATGGAAGTGAGAACATCCAACCCATGAGCCAACTCTGGCCAGAGGAGGTTATGCATCCACATTGTGTCCCAAATCTCCCCTTGGATGGGAAGGCCGTATTGATGGAGAAATGAGGCATCAAAGGAAGCATTCTGAAGGACCTTCGCGGAGTGCGGGTTGGAGATCAGAAGGGAGAGCATCTTAAAGATCTCAACTTCCTCTGCTGCAGACCAGTAGCTTCTCCTGTCCTTCCCCTCCAATGGAATGCAAATGGCCCAATCCTTAGAGTTGCTGATTCCAATGCAGGAGATTCGACTTTCCCTTGTCTCAATATCAATGCAGAGAAGAAGGGATTCCTTCAGCTGCTCGAAGGCATCAACGACTTGTTGGAATGTTGGCTTGACGATGAGCACACGTTGGGGGAGCTTGAATTCGGGGAACTCAGACTGTTGGAATGCGCGGGTGAGATCATGGATCATCAGCGTCCGAAGGGTCCAGTCCTTGAAGAGCTCAGCCGGGTGAACCATTCCAATGACTTTAATTCCAGGGACGAGGCTGCATTCGAGGATTGATCCCCTACGCTTCGTAATCTTGTCCTGTCCTGTGAGAGCGCGAAGGGCAACTCCGCCTGCTGCGATGATGCAGTTAGGACGGAATTTCGCAATTTGCTCCTTCACAGAGGGATAGAATACCTTGAGTGGAACGTCGAGTTCGTAGAGCTTATTGTATGGGGGGCGGAAGGGAACGATGTTGTTTCGGAAGATGTCATCTAGGATGAACCCACCATGACGGCACATCTTTGCGAGCTCGCTGCCGGATGGGCCAACGAAAGGGATGCGCTTCTCATGCTCATTCAGTCCAGGAGCCTCACCGAAGAGCCAGAGCTTCGAGCCTGGATTGCCAAAGCCGGGGACGATGCGTTTGGAGCTAAGATAAGTTGCCAGGTCGAAGTCAGGAGGAAGGCTCTTTTCAGGAGCTTTCGTCATGCTTGACCTGGTTCCTCCGTGGGGAGGTCATTGTAGAGGATTGGAATGAGTTTCTTGAATTCCTCCAGAAGTGGGAGCATGATTTCTCGCATCTGAGGGTGTGCTGAATTACTAGTGCGCTGGCGGAAGATGTGATGCCATGCGCGGAGGTTTGTGGTGATGATGATTTCTGTCTTGAGGGAGTTGGGGAGGACTGAACGGGCGAGGCCTGGATTGAGTCCTGCAGCGAGAAGTGACATGTATGCTCGTTCACAGGCAAGTATGGCTACAGCCCAATCATTGTAGGCTTCTTGGATTGTGTGCTCACTTTTTAACTGGTGGGATAAGTATGGACGAAATGGTGGTTGGATGACTTGGATGTGTCCATTCTTCTTGTAGTTGCAGAACCTTGTGCTCTCCTGAGTGTAGCTCGCAAGGCGATGCCGAACGAGCTCATGAGTCACGCCACGATCGCAGATGATTCTCACTGAGATGCTCTCATGCTCCAACACAGACCAGTCGCCCTTTGATTTGAGCATCTCGATGAATCTTCGGTCACTTCCATCCTGAATCCTCGCCTCCGACTTGTATGAAACTCTCCCACAGAGTTCGAGCTTCTTCAAGATTTCCTCTCCGCGCTTGTCCTTATCCAGAATCTCAAAGCTGGGCTCCACAATTTCCATTTTCATTCTCCTTGTGGATCTGCTGGAGTCACGAGGTAGAGAGCTGCTTTCTTACAAACTTCAGGATCGATCTCAAATCCCAATCCCCTGCGCTCTTCGAGGATGGCTGCCCGAATGGTGCTCCCTGAGCCTGCAAATGGGTCGAGGACGAACTCTCCCTTGACTGTGGAGAGTGTGATGAGGTAACGGAGAAGATCCACTGGCTTTTGTGTTGGATGGATGCGATGTCTTGGAGCATCATACTGGAGGACATCGCTGGAGGGCTGGGCTAACACACGTCCACCCATCCCTTTGTGAGCGAATATAATGCATTCCGTTTTCGGCATAAACTTCCAGTAAGGCTGACCTGCGGTGGTGTTCCCCTTCACCCAAATGAGAGGTGCTGGGCGGACCCAGAATCCAAGGTCAGTCAATCTCATCTGCCAATGTAAGAGAAGTTGCCATGCACAGAAGAGGTAAAGGTGAGATCCGTCCTTTAAGACTCGGTGACTTTCCGTAAGAACCTTGTCTGTAACATCTCTCGCGTAGACACCTTCATCGTTGAATGATTGATGAAGTCTCACCCATTCTCTTGCTGTGGAGTCAATGTCAATTCCCCAGGGTGGATCAGTGATGATGAGGTCTACTGATCCATTCTTCAAGTCTATCAAGCCATCAACACCATCAACGCATTGAACCTCTCCAAGGACGCTCCCCTTAGTGGCTGCGCGGCTTTGTTTCTCAATGAGGAGTTGGACCTCAAGTTGGTGACGAAACATGCGTCGAGCATTTGTCTTGCTGGCGAATGACTTCAGCTCAGGCATGTCCTTGATGGCTCTGGCGAGGGAGACATCTTGTGAGACTTGAGCCAAGGATTGACCGAGGAGGTCTGCTGTTTGTTGAAGGCCCCATGCCTTTGGAGGTTGGCCTAGAGTGCTTGAACTGTGAGGGATTGGAGGCGTGGTGAGCACCATGAGCTCATGAAGCTCAGCCTTCATGCTGATCTCTTCTTGCCAAGTTAGTTGCTTACGCTTGATGTTCTCCTCAAGTTCGATCTTCTTCCTTTCCAACGCGGAGAGGGTTCCCCAATGTCTTACCTGGATCTTTTGTTTTCCTAGAAGAATGTGAGCCATCAAGCGGCGATAACCTGCTATGAGGTTCTTCTCATCATCAATGACGATGGGATTCAGCAGACCGATTTCCTCAATGGAAGCAGCAAGGCCCATGACATCTCCAACATCCTTCCTGCCTCGATCTCCCACTTTGATTTCCGTGACATCGAGGAGTTCTACTGGTGCGACTTTTTCCTCTTGCACCTCTTTGACTTCTTCTTCAGCCATGCTAAGTTCCTTCCATGATTAAACTTCACAATGTGAAAAGAAAGGGGAGAAGAAAGGAGCTGTCCACGAAGCCATGCGCGGGTGTCTCCCTCACCATTGTTTTGTCCGCGAGACCGAGAGATGGTCTTATGGCCTCAAAATTGGCCAGGGCTTCGTAACGCAGCGTCTGTCATTCAATGCGCTGGGTGGGTGTGCTCGCCACTCAGCTCCTTTCTCTTTCCACATCCAGCCTTCCGTGTGCATTCAGTTTGGTTAGTACCGCGCTGAGTTGATCACGAGAAGGCTCGGTGTGGAACTTAGTTGTCTTGACTCCATTTTAAGAGGATCTTCTTCAAGTACTCATCGACTTCATCCTTATGAAGAAGCAACGCTTTCAACGCGGGAACAAACCATTTGTATAAATGAAGGAAGTAGAACATCTTTGACAGCAATGCAATTCTTTGCTCCTCTGTTATATCATGTAAGAGAAGCATGAACTCAAGTCCTTTTCGATCAAGCTCTTCATGAGTCATTTCTTCCCCTTTCCTTGCATAGTTGAATCACCCGCTCGCATGTTTCTTCATCAAAGATCCCAATGTGACACTTGTTCATGGGAATGTCAAGCTCACGAGCAAGCCATTGGTATGCGTTGCGACGGCTCATTCCATTCTTTTGATCCTTCCACATCTCATCAAAGGCATTGTGAGCACGGATGCGAGCAACTCTTGTGGATTTCTCCGCAGGGATTCCCATTGGATCCCCTGTGTGTTGGTGCGCGGAGTGAGTGATCTCGCACTCCGGCCACTCATCGCATCCATAGAAGAGTCCCCACCTACTTTTTCGCAGCGTGAGTGTGCTGCCGCAAGGGCAAGGGATCTTTCTTCCTTCGAGTGTCATTCCTGTAGCTCCTTTCAAGGAGGACTTGAGCTGCAGCTTTTGTGATGATGCGGATTTTTGGAGGCGGACCAGTGGCCTTGAGATTGTGGATGCGCCACATAGGGAGGAGAATGTCAAGGAGGAGAATTATGATGAGAATCAATTTCATGGTGTCTCCGTGCCGGGTGGCGCTGTGGCGGCGAGGGCTTTTTCCAGCGCTGCGTGGGCATCACGTATTGCTGACCAAATCTTCTTACTCATGATCGGCTTATTACCGGATGCGATAAATTCCGCTTCCACCCGTCTGAGCGCACCAAGAATCCGTAAAGGCTCTTTGCTCGCCTCCCGCAACGTCAGCACCCGAGCCTCACTGGCCGCGAGTTGGGCGCGGAGGGTGTTCGCGGTCTGCGTTTCCATGAGGGTCCATCCGTCCTCGTGAGAGATACCGTCGAGGCCTGATGCTTGTAGAATCTGTAGTTGAGTTCTCACGTCCCAGCCACGCGCCTCCACCAGTTGCGCCTGGAGCGTATCGCGCTCCCTCCGCATCATGGCATTAGCAAGCATAACCCTCGACATGTCCGTTCCTGGATCGGGCATGTCTACAAGGAGCGCTCCAGCCGCCTCTACCACGTCAGACCGAGCCTCATCTAATTGCCCCTGAAGCGCGGCGAGCTGCGCATCTTTGCATTCCCAGCATACGTCATCTTGCCTATCGTGTTCACAGGTTGCCATCACGCCTCCTCGCCCGCTTGGGGAGACAAAGACGAAGTAAACAGGTGGGACAGCGCCCATCGGCTGTCCTTAACTCCCAACAATGGCTGATACTCTTACACTTCTTCATCAACCTCTCCTCGCCCGCCTTAGATCGGGCACCTCTTACTTCTGCTCCCACACCGCAGGCAGCGAAAATTGTCACCCGTGGCAGCCCAAAGCGCAAGGGTTCCGACAACCCATTTATGAAATCCTAACTTGCAGAGAAACGGCATTCAATCTCCTCGCCCGCCCCCACGCGAGAGCGGATGGAGTTACCTTCTTTTATCTTGTGCGGCCTGTTTCAGAATCTCGCTGTACAGTTTGAGGTTCAGCCCAAGGATGCCGATGTTTGCGAGCAGGATCAACAACAAGGCTACTAGCACTCGTCCTTCCATCAGATCACCCCCTCCCCCACGGCGGCGTGGAGGCCCTGCCGGTCCCGGCTCATCCTCCACTGTTGAGCAGCATTTTGTCTGCACAGGGCTGTCTGCCGCCGCGTGAGAAGCTGGCAGGCTATGGTTCCTGTATTCAACACCTGCTAGCCATCATCCTCTACTTCTTCTCATCCTTCGGAGGATCATTCTCCGGGTAATAATCCCCCGGCTTCGACTTGTCCTCTCCTCGAAGGTCCTTCTCCAATCTTGGCCGCGTCCATGCTCGCCTTCCGAGGAATGCTTCAGCGATCTCTTCCTGCTCTCCCTCATTGAGAGGAACCTTGAAAGCATTTGCTGCTCGCTTCAATTTGAAGCATCTCCGATCCATGCGATTCCTGTACGCCTTTTGATTCTCCTTCTCCTTCTGTGCGAGGGGAAGAGGAAGAGTATCGAACATTACCGCTCCTTCATTCTCCTCATCATCCACCACCTTCACCTGAAGGTTGATGTATGGATCTCCTGACTCCTTCCCGATGCGGACGGTGGACTCAGCTACCTCGACGAGGACCAACTTCCCCTCATCGAGAGTTGGAGGAGTCTCTGAGATGTCATCAAGGAACACTCTTGGTGCTGTCATCTTCTTTCTCCTTTTCCTTGGCCTGCGCAGCAAGCGCGGCCTGTCTCAGGGCTTCGACGCGCTTTGCCTCGATTGCTTCCTGCTCCGCGTCTGAGCAGTCAACACAGATGATGCTCTTCGAGCCCCATACGAAGTCGGTGAGCTCATCTCCCTCCTTTCCGCAGTTAGGACGGCTGCATTTGTAGAGGTGGCTCTGTGGTTCGTCGCTCATCTTCATCCTCCACATCACACAACGTCAAGGCTAAGGTGGTCTTTCCAGATGAGTAAGGACCGAAGAGCATCAACGTGAATCTCGTCTCCCACAAGCCCTTCTTCATCAGGAGGGGGAAGCTCGATTCTTCTACGTCCAGCAAGGGACGGGCTGTGCGGCAGAGAATCCATGACTCTTGCCTTGTCCGAACTTGAAACTTCCTGATGGTCTCTCCTCGTTGGCGTTCTGTCTCAATCTCCGTGTGCCAAATCTCCGAGAAGTTGACTCCAATCTTCTCTCTCATCTGTCCACTGAGGAGAGCCTTTGTCTCGATGAGCTTCCCCGTTTCCTCATCCCGATACTCACGTTCATGGAAGATGAGAATCACGTTGCATGGGAAGCTCACACTCACGGAGACGAGCTCCTCCAAGTTGCTGAGGTAAATTCCCCAGGCACTCTCCTCGATGACCCCGTGCTTGGTCTGATATTGGATGAACCTCGCCATGTGTTCAATCACGCGGGTCATGGAGTCAATGACAACGGTTCTGATTCCATGCTTGGGAAGGAGCTTGTCCGCCTCATCCATAATGTCCAGGAACTCCAAGTATCCCTTCGGCTGCTTCTTCGGGGGACCCATCGTGGTGAGATTCTTCCTCGTCTCGACTGAGGACTGACGTGCGCGGAGGGAATCCTCCAACAACGGGGACTTAATTTGTCGCAGGATGAGCCTGCCAGACTCGATGTGCTTGAGTGCAGCCTCATTCTCATCGAGTCTGTTATCTGCGTCAATCCAGAGGACGGGATGTGGGAGTTTCATCTTTCCTCCAATGCAATGAGTTCTGCATCAATTTCCTTCTGAAGTGCAGTCAGCATGCGAACTCGACGAAGATGTTGCTCTAGGGCTTGTTCCAGCCTTCCTGGTTCAGGGTAGTAGTCACGACCATTTGGAGCCATCTCACTGAGCGCTTCAAGAGCCTCTCGAATCTTATGAGCTGCATTATATCGTAAATTAGTCAGCTCTCTTCGAGAGGTTCCGTTCATGTGGACGATTGGCATGACGAGGCTCATCCTGTGCTCCTCTTTGTCTCATTCATCCAAGCTGGAAAGAACACCCTCCACCCGCAGCAGAGGAGAGTTCCACAGATCACTCCGAGATTCCAATTGATCATGGAGCGATGTGCTTGTTCGGACTTCGAGTTATTCTCTTGCTCTTCTCTGATGCGTTTACGAGACCTACGAATTGTTCCCGCCGCGCAGAGCCTTTGGATTCTCTTCTCTCCTTCAAGCTTTGCTTTCAACTGGAATCACCTCCTTCACCTTCTGCATGATCCTTCCAAAGTAACCATCTCCAACCATCTTCGGTCGAGCCAATGCAGAGGCTCTCGCAATCGTGCTGAACAACGTGATGGGCTTGTCCTTCTTTCCAGCAGGAGGAATGATGAAGGTCACGCGTTCAGCCAGAGGGACCTTCACGGGAGAGAGAACCAACTTCACGTTGACTCCAACTTTTTCGCAACGAGTCAGAGTATACCTCGTCACCATGTTAAGCTTCTCCATGAACTCCTCAAGCGGCTTCGACATGGACCACCTCCTCCAACTCAAATGGCCTCCAAGGCTTCACCTCATAGAGGCTCTGAATCACAGGCTCCTGGTTTGCTTCAAGGATGCAAATGTCCCTGAAGTCACACTCCCCATACGCTGTGCAATGCTCCTCTTCCATGACCCATTCCGCGATGTCCTTCTGCTGGAAGAGCTTCCTCAGCCGAATCCCCTTCAAGATGGTATTCCTCCACCACTGAGAGATGTCACCCCCCGTGCGCTGCGTTGGACCATGCTCGCATTGAATGTTCGCAACCCAATCATCGATGGCTTCTTGACCAGCTTCTTTGACTGCTTTTGGAAGGCGATAGTTCCCCGTCTTCTCATCTCTCTTACGTGGCTCTCCAATGTAAATGACATCTAGCGCGGCGTGTTTCGTCACGATTCCAGTGAGCTCTCTCAACCCTGCGACGTAGCCTGTAATGGCTGCATTCGGCCTGAGACGCTTCCAGTAAGTTGCCCCGAACCTCGTCGTCGTCTTGGTGTCCACAACCCGAATGACACCTCGATGCTCCTCCACCCTGTCAATTCGGCCACAGTAGATGTAGGTCCATCCGTCCTCATCCACTCCAAGAATGAACGAGAATCCCACCTCCACAAGGGGTTCTCCATTCAAGTGGATGATCTTCGTGACCATCCGATCCGCATCGTAGCGTTTGATGTACATCTTGCAAACATCAATGCCCCTTTGAACTGTGCGCTGCTCGTCGGAGTCAGGATCATCAAGGATGGGTGAGTTTGCTGCTGTGGCGTGCTTGCGGAAGGTTTGGATGCAGGAGAAGTGATCCTCTCCCATCCAGAATGCCTCGCAGAATTTGTGGATTGCCGTGCCGAAGTAGGTGGAGGTTTTCTCGATCTTTTTCTTCAGATTCAATTCCCTGCTGTAGTAGAGCTTACGATCACAAGGAACTGCAACTGTGCTGTTGTCAAAGGTGAAGATCTTGTTGTCTTCATCCGCATACATCTTCCCCGGCTTTGGGAACTCGGGGCCGATGGGAAAGTAGCAGGATGTTCTGAGGTTCTCAAAACGGAGTGTGGCCTTCGTTGTGAGCATTGAAGTCTCTTTTCGCAGCCTGGGCTGCAGTTAATTCGTGTGAGGATCTTCTGGCTGCCGTTCTTTAACTAGCTGAATCATCTCAAGCATAGCCATCATGATAAGCCCTCTGATTTGTGGATGGTCTCGAAGGGTCATCTTCAGTGTGTTGATCAAATCAGGAACGTTACCTGCAACTTGAGTTCTCACACCGAAGTTAGGACCACCGAGGAAGATCAGCATGGCAGAGACATCTGCTTTCTCTCCATTGACGAAGACCTCGAAGATGTCCTCCTTTGGAGCTTCGACGAAGCGACTTCCAATTCCTGGATCAACTGGAATGTCCTGCTTCATGATGCAACGAATCTCATCCATGAGTTTCTCCCTCCATTGGCTGTTGGAATGCAGCCAGCGCGGCAGCTTGAAGATGTGATGGGAGTCTTGCGATGATGTCACTGATCTTCACATTCTTCGGTGGGTTCCCCTCCTTCTTGGCCAATGCGCGGCTCTTCATGCTCTTCGCACCCTGAGTAACTGCACTTGCTCGGATGCTTCGAAGCATGGCAATGTGTGCGTCGATCTCTTCCTCTGACATTTCCTTCACGGGCTTATACAGAGTTTGCATCTTTCCTCACCTCAAGCTCCATTCTCTTGCTGCAGTTCACGACCCATTCCTTCAGGGCTTCGAGGAGTGCATCCTTCATGGTGATTCCTCGAAGTGCGGAGAGGGCCTTCCATGAGCGATGGAGATCCCTTGACATTCCTGTAAGGGAGACGTTGAGGCGTTCAATCTCCAAGTCCTCTGGAGGTTGCGCGGCTGATTCTTGCTCCTTCAAATCTTGAGACATGACTCTCCCTCCAACTCTCTTCGTTCCTTGCAGGGTTTGCATCTTAGGAGTCCATCATCACACTTGATGAGAGTCTTTGAGACTCCACAGGAGGCGCAGATGTACTTTCTGAGATTTCCCATCCTTTGGATCTTCTTCTTGACTGTGCGTTCGCTTGCCATCTAGCTCTGTCCAATGTGTTGTTCCATCATCACTACTCGCGACCTTCCCCTTGTTACCCACCATCTGCAAGCACAAGTAAGGACGACCTCGAAGAGTTTCCCAGGAGAGTTCTGGGCAATATCCTGAGCTATTTCTCCTGAGATTTCTTTGAAGGAATCAAGTTTAAGTTCCTCCAAGCAGAATTTGCATTTCATTTTAGGAGTCTCCTAGTCGTCAATCCAGAGGAGGGGGAAGCTCCCCTGATGAGCTTCGAGGTGCACCTCCTCGAAGCATCGCTCACTGATGAGCGCCTCCAGCACACCCTAGAGGCATCAGGGGAGTTTTCATAGTTCACTCTCGATGACATCCACGAGGTGATTGATCCCATGATCATCGAATTTGAGAATTAGCGAGTTTCCATCCTTAGTGAAGGTGATGGTGAAGTCATGATTTGCTAATTCTCCAACAGAGACTGAAGCTCCTCGAAGGTCAATCTTCTGTTCGCTCATTTCAGCAGCTCCTTCAACGGCCTTACGAGGTAGCCTACCTCATGCTGCATGGAGCACAACCCGTCCTCATTCACCCATGAGATGCGCCGAGGCTTTCCCTCGTAGATGAGATGCAGCTTGACTTCATTCTTCTCGTCCGCGATGCTGAAGTCCGCGATCTTTTTCGCAGGAATCCTAACTCCCTGCCCGAATCCCGCTGGAGTCGCTGTCATCGTCCTTTCCCGCAACTGGACCTGGTACTCAGCATAAGGGAGAGCGCGGAGGATTGCGCTCACCTCCAGCAGCTTTGGTGGAGGGGGAACCGTGTATGTTGCACGCTCCCCGTTGAGCCAAAGGACGAAATCAATTACTGAAAATGTGAAATGTCTTCCCTCTGGAGTTCGCTCCAAGGTCTTGAAGTGATCCACGATGGCATCCCATCGGCGTGGATACTGGCCGGATGCCAGCATCACCTTCAGCTCTTCCTTGATGCGCTCAAGGATGATTTCCTTCTTCATCACGTTCGCCTGCGGAATCAAGGTTTCGAGCATCTTAGGTTCTCCCCTTTCCCTTTCCACTGTCCTTATTATAGGGGCCGACCCGGACTTTGTCAAGGGGAAAAAACACCCTTTTTTTAGTCCTCTTTGCCGGCCCCGACTTCACTGTGCATCTTCACTCCCCTCAACTCTGCAATTTCTTTCGTGAGGATTCCCTGCGCCACCAGCCTCCTGACGATTGCTGCTGAGGCTTCATCTGCCTTTGGGTTCGTCATTTCTCGCTGCTCCGGCGTCATGAACCTGATTCGGGCAGGGAAGGTCAGTTGCAGCTTCTCCAACCTTCCCTGCCTTGGTTTCAGTTCCCTCAGCGTGCGCGGAAGTTTCAATTATTCGCTGCGGCCTTGACTTGCTTCTTCGCCTCCACCTTGATGAGGTGCAAGACGAAGGCATCTTGCAAGGCTTGGATGGCATGATGAAACATCTTCACTTCGTCATCCGTCGGGTTGAGGTTCATGCTCTTGAGGGAATTGATGAATTTCTCCATCTCAGTGGCTCCTTCTCTTGCTGCATTGTTAGAGTGCAATCGGCCCCTTCGCGATGTCCTCAGGAGATCCCACGGTGAGCGCCAGCCGGACCTTGTTCTCCAGCTCTTTCTGATCGAGTCTGGCAGCGCCGAACTCTCCTCTTCCAGCCTTTGCGAGCTCAGCCATGAATGCCTTTCCATGCGTGTCCGTCTCCGGACCCACATAGAAAACATCAAGCGGCGCAGGCAACTTCGCTGCTGCAGCAAGAGCCGCGCCCGGATTGTCCGGCCAGCCGTCGCAGATCAAAACGTAACGGCGTGCATTCTTCGTTGCAGCCAGCTCCAATGCTCCCGCGAGGTTCGTTCCTCCCCGCGGCTCGTCAATCCCATCGACGAATGAAGCTTCGTTGTCGAACTGCATCAGGAGGAAATCCGCCTCTTGTCGAAGGTTCGAGAGGATTCTGCGGAGTGCGTCGATCTTTCTCTCACCTTCGCTGAATGGACCCCCGACGACGCGCTCCGCCATCGAGCCACTTCGGTCACAGATCATGATGGGACGTTCCTTTGACTTCTTCACCATGTCCTTGAGGCTCCCGGAGGCCTCGACTGCGCGGCCACCGATGTGGACGAGGTTCGTGTTCTCGGTCATCTTCATCCTCCATTCTCATTCAACGTTAGCATCACAAGCTGCTTCAACTTCCCTGCTGCGAACCTTCGGCATGTGTCAGCCTCTGGCTTCGGAGTCGTTGGGTGGCTGAACCTTGCGCGGAGCTTGAAATACATTTCCCACCCCTTCTCCAGCACCTGAGGGACATCATCCATCTTCTGTGCAACTTGAATGATGTACCTCTCCATGCTCTCCAGATGATCCACCATCGGAACATTGGCTCGGACCATTGAGAGCATCGCACCCTTCATGAGGGACTGAGTGGTGTAGACACAAAACCTCGCATCGTGGTAGAGCACAACCTTCTGTTCATCAAAGATGGGAACCGCATCCTTCTGCTGGTAATTCACTCCCCATCCCTGGTGCCTCTGCACCGTCGTCCACTTCCCTGGACCGATGCGATTTCCTGGATCATACTGAATGTCCTGGAGACTTTTCGCAACCCTGAAAACCTCGGGCTGCCCTTCCTCCTTTGCCACGAGCATGACGACTTCGCCCATCTCCAGTTGGAATGAGCGATCCCACTTCGTCTTTCTCTTCTTTCCATACTTGATCTCCGCGAGGAATGTCTGCTCAACGACTGCAACCAGCTCGATCTGAGGCACCTTGAATCACCTCCCTTCCTTTTCTCTATAACTAGAAGCTCGCCAGTTGCTCTTCTGAAATCATCTTCAAAAGAGAAATCAGCTCCCACCCAGTAAAATGCAAGTTGTCCCCGCCGGAGCCTGAAATCTTGTAAATGCGGTTTTCGAATCTCTGAGCGATTCCTCCTGCCTCGATTTCTGCTACAAGAACTCTCTGCATGGTATGCTCTCCGTGTGGTGCGGTTCTCTTTTTCATCTCATTCCCTTTCTTTAACTTCACCCCATGAAAAGAATCCCCTTCCTCTCTGGACGAACTCAGCCCCTTGCGCGGCTTTTGTCTCTCTGGACTCCTAGCATCCTCAGCAGGTTCGCCTTTGGTCTTTGCATCCGGCCCCTTGTTGCCTTGTTGGATGCGGTGCCTCTGGTTCATCCCCGCCTAGACCGTTCGCCCCTTCGTCCCTTAATCTAGTCCAGGACCCGGCCTTTGTCAATACCAAAAATTTGTTTGGTAGTCTCTCTTATGGGCGTCTTGTCATAACGGTTTTCCCCTTTGTTTTCACGGACTTAGACCCTCTTTTATGACCTTATGACCTTATGACTCTAACCTTATTGTCACCCTACTTGAAACCATGAATGGATGATGAAAGGAATGGATGAGGAGAGAGATTGATGCAAAAGAGATCATCCTTATGTCTCCTTATACTAATAAAGTAATAATATTAATAATAAAACAAGTAGTAAACGTCGTAACTAGCGAAAAACAAAGTCTTTCCCGTCACGTTGAGACGTTTTGTCTCACTTATGAGTCACTCATATTCAAACCGTGAAGTTATGACATTTCCAGACAGTGAAGTTTATTCCATTCTTCCAAGATGCGTCAATTCAGATCATCCGTCGTCACATCAACGTCAATTCAGAGCATCGCGTGTTTTCCTCTGAGTGATCGGAATTCGGACAGTTGGAGAAATTGCGAAATCATCACTCTCCGAGTCTTGATTCCAATTTGACAAACTGTCAAAGTCAAAATTATTTTGCCCTGAGTGCATTTTTCCCTTGACACTCCTCGGAGTCTGCCCTATACTCTGGACAGTCAAGGGCAATTTCGCCCGCGACACTTGGCCGATCCCCGGCGAAAAGGAAAGACAATGAAGGGAAAACGGAAACTGAATTTCGACGGTTGGGTTGACTGGTGTTTCTGGCATTTCATGGAGGATGATTCAAGAGAGTTTGTAAGATGGTGGAGTGCATTTATCGCCCTGGGGTTCGAAGAGTCATTCAACCAGTTCATGAAGAAGCCGCGGCAATCCCGCCGCGCATAACGGCCCACGGGCCGGGAAAGGAAACTCCAATGTCCAACGGCGAAACCGAAGTCGAGTATCCGATTCTGGTTTCTGAAACCCCCATGAGTCGAGTCGAGAAGGACCTCGGAAACACAAAGAAGGATGGAGAAGCAATCAGTTTTGAGTATGACTACCATCAATTCCTTCCGGCGGGAATCACCATCACGGTCAATTCACCGGACGCGCCGAACGCGAAGGACTGCCTGGCGCTCATCAATCGCCAGATCAAGACGGACGCCCGCAATGAAGCCGCTCGACGGGAGGGAAGCGGACCACCGAAGCGCATTGACGCCCCGAAGGCCGTCGAACGCGCAATGGGTCCGCCCCTGAACTTCAGCCGGTGGCAGGCAGAAGTCGCAGTCTTCGGGAAACTCATTTCGCCGGAAGGTCAAGCAGATTGGTTGGCCAAAGGCAGTCCGTCTCTCAGCTAGTCCAACGACTCGAATTGCGCTCCGAGGGATAGCCGACCTCGGAGCGCGAAAAAAGGAAATGACATGGAGAGTATTATAAATCTTAGAATCAGCTTCAAACTTTCGATTGACGACCCCGCTTCTCATCGGCCTGCAATTCTCTCAGTGACAATGGACACTGAGGGAAACGTAGACGACACACCAGCCATGCAGATTCTCCACGCAGCCGACCTCGTGACGAAGATCCTCAGATAGCGAGCCAAAGTCGAACGACCCGGGATGCTCGTATAGGTCCCGGGTCGTTCCCGTTGTGCCCCCTCGCCGCGCCGAAGGTGTCCGGTTTTCGGTCAGTTTGCGCGGACATTTGTTCCCCTCTTGAGCATTCCATAGTCCATTCGATCCTGAAAAAGAGGAAGTCTCGCCCTTTCGCTTCGCTCAAGATGGCTCGTCCTGTCTGCACGCTACGGGCTTTCGCCCTGCGCGATGCGCCTCCGGCGGGATGAAGGGGACATTCAGAATCAAAGACATTCGGACCAATGCATCGGACTCTGAACGAAGGATGCAGAGTTTCGGAATCATGGATGCTCGAATACCCCCTCACCCCCCAGAGGGGGGAGTCCGCATTACTATCCCCGTTTCCGCCATGCGCAATCCAAAATCATCCCTCCCTCCCCTGCGGGTCAGGGCATTGGAGGATGGAGAAGAGGGGAAAAATACCTCTTGACAAAGGGGAAAAGGGGATGGTACAATGGGGGAAGTTAGAGGGAGTCTCTGTGGAGCATCGAGAGGAGATTCTCTTCACTCCGTGAATTTTAGTCAAGGGGAGGATTGGATGTGGAAGGGATGACGGGGGCTGTGATGAGAGGGAAAGTGGATGGGATTTCCCCTGCCGCGCAAGAGGTCGTCCGTGGCTCTCCCCTTGCTCGAATCACCATGAAGGGAGAGGAGGCAGAAGATGTCAGAACAGGAGCCGCAACCGGAGGTGCTGGAGCCTCCGGAAACGACGACTCCTGAGAAGTACTCCCCCTGGGAGCTCTTAAATCAGCGCGATACTGGACAGATCGTTGCTGATTTCCTCTGCGGCCTTTCCCCGACGAAGATTGCAACCCTCAGAAAGCGATCCATCCAATTCGTCTACGAAGTCCTGCGAAGTCCTGAGACGCAACTCCTCCTGCAAGAATTCGAGACCGAGAGACACGAGGGGCTCATGAATGTGAGTCGGAGCCTCTCTTGTGCCTCCGTTGAGTTGAAGGATGAACTCCTCACCCTTGCGCGGTCAGGGAGGTCTGAAGGGGTGAGGCTCAAGGCCATCATTGAGGCCCTTGGGATGAGTGGCTTCAGCCGAATCCAGAAGGTTCAGCAGCTCTCTGTGAAGGTCACCATTCCTGAGAAGGCTCTTGCCCTTGCGAGGCAAGTCATGCAGGAGGAGGGAATGGATGCTCGCCCTTTGAATGGAGGTGGTCTGGATGTCCCTTCTGGAAGCCCCCGCGGCGAATCATTACTACAACAGCTCAGGGATGCACTCAGGGCTGGAGGAGGGACTGAAGAGCCTTCCGGATCGGGAAGCGGAGATGTTGAGGCAGGACTGGAGGCTCCGTTGCAGGAACAGCCTCTACTTCCTCTCTCGGGTAGTGTTGGGCTACGACAGGCTCACATCCTACCTCCATCTTCCCTTGTGCAGACTCCTCCAGGACCGTCAGACGAGGCGGAGGCTGATCGTCTGGCCTCGGGGGCATTACAAGAGCACCATCGCAACGAAAGCATACCCGACGTGGCTCCTCCTGAACGATCCCTCAACGCGAATACTTATTACAAGCGCAACGGCGACTAATGCTCAGAAGTTTCTGGATGAGATTGAGGGATTCTTCGAGGAGAATGAGATCTTCAGGTGGCTCTTCCCTGAGTTGATTCCTGACTTTAATGCCGTCCGTTGGAATGCCTCGGAGATGGAAATCACGAGGCCAAGGAGGTTCTCGGAGGCATCCATTGAGGCCCTTGGACATGGCGGCGCAGCAGTCAGTAGGCACTTCGATGAGCAGATCAAGGATGACTGGGTGAATGAGGATCACATCCTCTACCCGGAGCAAATGGCCAAGCTCATTGACGTTCACAGGCACAGTGTCTCGCTGTTTGTCTCCCCTGCAAGGGGATATGATACAGTAATTGGAACGAGATGGTCTCATTCGGATCTCATTCAGCACATCATAGACAACAGCAGCAAGGAGAAGCTCGGTGCCTCAAATCCCTTCGCGTATGAGGTCACACTTCGTTCAGCCATTGAGAATGGAAAGCCCATCTTCCCCATCAATGGACTTGGAGAGGATGAGTTCACGCAGGAGCACTTGGATGCCATCTTGGAAGATCAAGGTCCGTATATCTTCTCCTGCCAGTACCTCAATCAGCCTGTTCACGAGGACGCTCATTCCTTCCTCCCAGAATGGAACAGGTTTTACACAACGGCGCCTCCTGGACTTCAATGCTATACTGCCATTGATCCCGCCACAGCAAGAGGGGACAGCTCTTCTGCAATCGTCACCATTGGCGCTCACATGGACCGGACGCTCTTCGTCCTTGAAACCACAAAGGGCAACTTCAGTGTGGATGAGCTGGTCGAGGAAATCATCCGGCATCGCATGCGATATAAGGGCAGAGTGGGAATGGAGACAGTTGCGTTCCAGAAGGTCCTCATGCATCCCATCAGAGAGGCCATGCGGAGGTATGGGATTAGTTTCAGCGTTGAGAACCTTCATCCCATCGGGAATGCAAAGAAGGAGTTTCGAGTGGCTGGAATCCTCCAACCGCTGTTTGCCAATGGAAGCATCCTCCTGCGGGAGGACATGAAGGATCTCATCAAGGAGCTGGCCTGGTTTCCTGCGCTGAAGAATTATGACACATTGGATGCACTTTCCTATGCAGCGCAGATGGCAAGATTCCCCTCAATGGGCGCAGCTCAGGAGGTTCGAGATCCATTTAACATCGACGTCATTCTCAAGGAGTTGGAGGAAAAGGCATCATTCGCAGGAGTGAAGGAGCCTTGGATGTGGAATCGCGCTGATGACCACAATCCCAACTGGCTTCAGCAAATTGATCAGGATCGCATCATGAGAAAGATGATTGCGCCGCCACTGAACAAGAGTGAGGGGGAGGCTTGGAAGATCATTCGTGAGGGAGCTGAAAGGAGAGGGTTGTGAGCAGCAGGTTGTTGACGGATTTGCATCCCATCGTGAAGATGAAGGCCTTGGAACTCATCACATTGGCTTCAGCTGAGGGCATTCCGCTCCTTGTGACTAACACTTTGAGGAGCTTCGATGAGCAGGATGTTCTCTGGGAGCAAGGAAGGGGAGCACCAGGAAGGATCGTCACAAATGCAAAAGGTGGAGAGACTCCTCACAACTTCGGGCTTGCCTTTGATGTTGTTCCATTGACTCCTGAGAAGAAGCCTTGGTGGGATGCTCCTCCTCCCATCTGGGCGCGGCTTTACAAGCTGGCGGAGAAAGTTGGGTTGGATGCTTTGGGAGATCGCTGGGGAGAATTTCTCTCTTGGGATAAAGGGCATTTTCAAGAGCCCGGATGGAAGCTCGTTGCGAGTGCCATCATTCAAGAAGACATTGGTAAGAGGTCATGATAGAGAAACTCATCAGCTTTGACTGGATGAAGATCTTTGGAAATGTCACCCATCTCTCTCTTCTCCTTGCCTCAGCATATGCATCAGTTACTCCGAAATGGGCATGGATGGTTCCCGTCTTTCAAGCGTATGGGATGTCCTCACAACCAGTAAACTTCGTTCCCCGTCCAAAAGGATGAAGGAGAGACCATGAGAAAGCTCAGAAAAAGTAGGATTTTGATTCTTCTCGTTCTACTCATCTCCATCACAGCCTGCGCGGCCAAGCAACTCCCCTCAGGCTACGAAGTGCTGAAGACTGATGCCTCCATCTTGGAGATCTCAGAGTGGTACAAAACCATCCGCGCCAGCTACGT